TCATCATCTAACTCTAGTTCTTCATCTAGCTCATCACCTAGCTCTAGTTCTTCATCCAATTCTTCATCTAGCTCTAGTTCTAACAGTGAAATAGTAAATTTTGCACTTTCTCTTCATGATAACACAACGATATCTATTCCTGTAAATACAAAGACTGGATATATCAATGCGACTAAAATATGCAAAGCTGCTGGAAAAGAATACTCTAATTGGATAAAAACTAAAGGCGTGAATGATATAATTTCTGCTATAGAAAGGTCCCTTCAAATAAGAAGGACGGAATTAATTATCACAATCAAGGGAGGAATACCTCAAAATCAAGGTACCTTTACTCATCGTAAATTGGCTATACCAATTGCATGTTGGGTCCATCCATCTTTCTCCTGCCAAGTAGCTGCTTGGTCCGAAGAACTTCTTCTTACTGGAAAAGTAACATTAGGTCAAGAAACCAAAATTGTTGCTAATTTTGACACTGCTTTAATTAGCAACAATGAACCATCAAACTTCCATCTTACTCTTCCATCTGGTTCAAAGATGCTTATTCCTATAAAAAATGGTCGTATTAATGTTACTAGCCTATGTAAAGCAGGCGAAAAAACGTATTCGAACTGGATAAGAAACAAAAACTCGGAAGAGATAATTGTAGAGTTAGAAAAATCTCTTAACCTTCCTAGAGATAAAATAATAACAACCATAACGACTGGTCCAAATGCTCAAAGAGGTACATTTGTTCATCGTAGACTTGGTATCATTATAGCTATGTGGGTTAATCCTGATTTCTTTGTTCAAATAGCTAGATGGATCGATGAACTTCTTATTACAGGCTCTGTTACGTTGGGTAAGGAGAAACCCATAGAAGAGATTGATAGTAGACTAGCTGATCAAATAACACAATTATCAACTCAAGTGTCTAAACTAAAAGACGATGTAACAAAACAAGAAGAAAAAATACAAGAAAAAGACAAAATTATAACAAAACTAACAAAATCTATATGTAGATATCAAAAAAATCATCATCATGTCAAATTTGGTATAGAAGAACCTGCTTATTATATGTTTTCATATGGAAGATTGTGTCACAAAGACTGCAGATTACAAAGTATGATAAAGCATGGTATTGCTATACACGCAAAAAATGGTGGACCAATCGATTCTAGATTCAGTTCTCATAGAACAACATTTCCATTTTTACGCATTGAATTTATAGTAATAGCACCAGAAGATATTATAATTAATTTAGAGAGAATTATGGAGGTAAAATATGGCAGTAATTTAAATCCTACTAACCATGAGATATTTGAATCGATAAGTGTAGATACACTGAAAAAAGATGCTATATCGTTACTTGATATAATATGTCCTGGTAAATACTTTATTGTCAGTAAAAAGATTATAGAAGAATATAATACTGATATAGATCTAACAATAAAAGAAACACAGGAATTGGTGGATTATAGTGATAGATTCACAATAGAAGAGTAAATAGAACCCCATAATGTTAATCTCATATATAGCATTTTAACAGACTCCTAAAAATGCTATATTTATACAAGGAGAAATATATAAAGTTAAAGAAATTTATAAGAGGTAGTATGCATATCTCTCTGTTATTTAGTATATAACAGAGAATGTATGCATTTTTATATGAAGAGAATATATAAAGTTAAAGAAATTTATAAGAGGTAGTATCCTTATCGTTTATGTATGAAAATGTTAATCAATATAAAATATATATTGATTACTTACAATTCCTAGAAAAAAATTTTTATTATTAGAATAGTATTTATATTTTATGATTTTTTCCTCCTCCGAATGACATTCCGGAGTTCCAAATTACTCTATATTTTTCCTAGTCAAATTCCATATTCGACATGTCCACACACAATATTTGTGTGGAGCCTGAAATTTTCTAGAGCAATTCCTAGAGTGATTTCATACTAAAAAAGACCATCATCGAAAATACTCAAGGAAAATCCTAGAGAAATTACCGTGTAGCAAAGTTTCGCGTTACTATAATTTATTTTACTTTAATATTAAAGAAATACTTTGCGAATTTAATTTCTCTAGAGTTTATCATACTTTGCAAAATTAAATTATTATTTAAAAAGATATCTAATATAAAATAAATGCCTTGTCAATGCCAGTATTGCAAAAAGATGTATTCAACGAGATATGCTCTTAAAATTCATCAAGAAAGAACTAAAGCGTGTCTAAAATTAAGAGAAGATACGGCAGAATCTACATCAAATTTGACTAAATTTGAATGTGACGATTGTAGCAGTGATTTTAGTTCGAAACATGCGTATGAATATCATAAAACTATATGCTTAAAATATAATATTAGATTATTGAGAGAAGAATACGATAAACGATTAGTAGACAAAGACAAGGAATGTAACGACAAAATAAAGGTAATAATCGAGCAAAAAGATAAAGAGAACCTGAAGCTGGAAACAACAGTAAAAGATCAAAATATCCGTATAAAAGAAATAACAGAATTACTTGCTAATAAGCCAACTGTCGTCAACAATAATACTATGAAAAATACCAACACGAACACCTTTAACATTGCCCAATTTTTCAAAGATGTGAATAAGCCATTAACAGATAAACAGCTAACAGATTCTGTTCCTAAGCTTCGCTTCCATCACTGCGTACAAGGAGGTAAGGGCTTCGCCGAGTATGCGTCAGATTATGCGCTAGAGAATGTTGCTTTGTTATGCACTGATGTCAGCAGGAATAAATTTCAATACGAAGAAGAGTTTAATGGCAAAAAAGTGCATATTATTGACCCAGAACTCATCCAATTTAACCCTAAATTTTTCAAGATAATTAAGGATGCTGTTACCAATTTCCTTACTCCTCACATGAATGAGCTCATCGAAACAGGGGAAGATCAAAATATGGAAAAATCGACTCAGATGGCTATGATCATAAATAATGTCAATAACGCGTCACTTGGTAAGAGTAATAATCTAACAGATGAATTCGTTAAATGTCTTGCCCCACGATGTGTGCCAAATCTTATCGAAAAAAGACTAACAATAACTCAATGATTAATTTTTGTATATATGCTGATAACGGATTTGACATAAAATATTTTAATATCTATAGATATTAAAATCGCGTAATTATATGATCAATTTAAGCTGTTGGCTTAAAACCGTTTTGTATACAAAATACTTGTTTACTCATACAAAATAACTTCAAGTCCTTGTTTAGACGCTAATTCCACGCAGTGTTTTGTACCTTTGCTTTCATCCAAACAAGGATGAAATGCTAGAACAATAGTGCTTATACCGCTTTTTTTATATTCTAAAACCTCGTCTATCATTTGACTATTTCTTATAGGCCCTGCAGCTCTGCCATGTTTCTTCCAATCAGCAGGATGGGCTGATATACTAAATCCTATCTTTTTAGCAATTCTACCTGCATTTTATTTCCGTTCACGAAAACCGTTTTAGGCCGACGGCCTAAAACATTAAGTATACTTAACTTTTTAAATAGTTAATCCTTCTCTTCTCTTTACTACTGAGGTAATCATTTATCCACTTATTAGCATCTATATCACTTGGGGGGGTTAAAAAGTCCTCTTTAAACAAATTCGTCTCAAAAACAGCTCCTTTGTTGATATCTATAAAATCTGTCGTATTATTGTAGACAATTTTACCATCGTATTTATCAAGTAATTGTTCGATGAAATCTTTCCCATATATAGTGTCACCTCCAAGTGTTATGATTAAAGTATCAGATTCACTCTCTCGCATGACTGTCGGAATAATACAGTTTAAATCCCCGTAATTTTTAGCAGTTTTGAACACAGATATTGAATCTTTAGATAAATTATCATAATCTGATCCTTGAGGTCCATATGGAACAACTATAGTTATCAAATCTACCTTGACTGTCTGGTCCAATAGAGATTTTATAACAGGGTTTATGCTCTTTACACCTCTCGGTATAATGCTAATTATAACACGTCGTTTATCGTGAGCTTTGTCGAGTTTCTTGTAATTTTCGATATACTTATTCATCGATGAAGTATGAATCATTAAATACCTTATATATCCATAATAATTGAGTATAATATATATGAATGATAGTATGATAGAAACTAATGATATTATTATAATAGTTCTCTTTTCCATTTATTATTAGTATTAAACTTTCTTATATATTATAATAAATGAATGTAATTACGGAAAAAAACTATACAACTATAGATAAAATTGCTAAAAGCGTTGATTACAAAGATATCCCTGATATTATAGTGTATAAAAATATGTTCAATAAAGAAGGAGTCAATAATGTGACTAAATTGTTGAATGTGTTAATGAAAGATATAGAACAAAAATATTTCACTGATAATTCATATCTAATACCTGGAAACTCAAGTCCATTTCCAGCATTTCTTGATACTTTAAGAGAAGTAGTAGAAAAAATTACAAAAGTATCATTTAATTCGTGTGTAATAGAACGATCGAATGGTAGTATGGAAAATATTATAACGTCTGATTTATTACAGACCAAAGAGATATATACATATATATTTTTCGGACCAGGGGGAAGTGATAAAAATGATTCTGTGTCAAAATCTGAAATCGTCTTTAAATCAAAGATTAATCCATCTAACTTTCATACTATACATATAGATGATGGAACTATACTTATTGAGCGAAAAAGCGTTAAAAAATACTGGGAAGATACAATTAGTCAGAACGATTTCTTCGTTATAAAATTTATGTATGTTTTTAAAAAAGAAAAGACTCCAAAGTCACTAGAACGACGAAATAGAAAAGAGACAGTAAATCTTGATAAACCTCTTTCTGAGATTTACCTAAGCACTAAAAAACGGCTTGGGCTAAAAAATCTAATTTTATCTGGTCTGTCTAGAGTCCATGAAAATTTTATAGAAGGAAGCCAATGCCTATTGTCAGATGGTGTAAATCATCTTAAAAAAATCATAGATTTAGGAAGTATTATAGGAAACGGTGATTGGGGTAACGTGTATTCATCGAAATTGATTTCTTCCGACTCTAACAAATTTGCTATCAAAATGTCTCGTATCACAGAAGAAGATTTAAACGATCCTTATACATCAAGCAGTACTTCTTGGTACGAAATATGGATGTTAAAAGATATATTTACCCATATTATCAAGAATAACATATGCCCTAATCTTCCTCTTTTCTATGATACATTCTTATGCGGTAATTGTGATCTTCATCTCAGGAAAACAGATTCAAAATATCCATGTGTGATAACAGCAGTAGAACTTGCTTCAAATGATTTCAGGTATTATTTAGAGTCTAATAAATCTATCGATGATAATATACTGTATTCTGCTCTTTTCCAAATAATGGCAGCATTATATTCAATTCAAATGACAGGTCAAATACTCAATAATGATATTAAAGCAAAAAATATACTCTGTTATGATGTGACTCCAGGTGGTTACTGGTCATATAAACTAGGAGAAAATACATTTTATGTGCCTAATTATGGAAAAATGTTTATTTTGAACGATTTTGGTGTATCGACCCTTTATAACCCTAATTTTCGGCTTTATTCTGATAAAAAGAAAAAAACATTCAATTTAGGGTCCAGATATGCTATTAATATGGGCGATAAATTTTCCCCTATAGAAGCAGGTCTTGAATTTTATAATAACAAGTTATCAAAAACTCAAGACATAAAGTGGGTAGATGAAGAAAATAATACGATCAATGTATCACATGGAGCTACTTATAGACTTGATAGAAAGACAGAGCAAGTTATGATATCTAATACTATATTGACCGATGACCAAAAGTCTTATCTATTCAAGAAAGGTATAACAACCAATTCAAAAACATGGGACTTTTTTACACATCCTTATCACGTTCCTCCATTTGAATTTTATAACGATACTCAAGATGTTCTTCGCATGTTCACAGGAGGAAAAAGATCAACTCAATCGGGTAATCATGTAAAATTTTCCTCAATATCAGAATCATTTAAAAAATCTATATCTGTTTTTATGGGGAAAGAACCAAATGCAAGCGAGCGAACATTCTCTCTATATCCTTATCATGTTTTGGCAGGAAATTTCATTATAAAATTTTTTACAACTAATTACACTACAAAACCAACTGGTAAAATAATAGCAGAATATAATCTAAATAGCGCTAATTCTAGACTATGGTGAACAGCTAGAAGATATCCGTTTATTTTCGCGTATCTAAGAGTATTATTAAAACATGCATGCGTTAGTGATACAACAAAGTAAGATATTGTTCGCATTCTTTTAAACCCTGTGCAGATACCAATGTTCCTAAGAACATTGGTATCTCTATATTTATCAGCTCCTATATTCTTGTTCATTCCACTAAACAGTTCATACTCTTCTGACTGGAGTCTGTGACATAATTTTTTCTTCTTCTTTCATTTTCTCAATATGAACTTCAGAAAATTTGAATAAAATATGTTTTAGCTGGATAGGAAGGTTGTCTATGTTAAAGTTTATACCCGTTTCTGGAGTAATTATTCCTTCATATGGGATTGTAAAACTAATGTCTTCTCTGTTTTCAACTTGATACATTCTGATAAGAGCATATACAAGTTCATGACCGTTTTGATCGATTTTTTCTATTCGTTTCACGAATAATCTTTTTTGAGCTAACGTCAAGTCAATTGTTGGAATATTTCTAGATAAATTATCATATAATGGAAATTTGCTCATACTTTTAATCAATATTTAGAGGCATTTAATTAATTTCAATTTCAAAATTGAAATCGGATTTAGCCAACGGCCTGATCAATTTCAAATCAGAAAACGAAATTTAAATTTAGAAATAAGATTTAATAATAAACATGTCAAAAAAGATCGATACCATACAAGATTTGATATATCATATTATGAATTTTGGTAGTGTAGATGATATTTTAAATTCATATATAACATCAGCAGAAAAAGGCATCATTTTCGAGAGATTATATGATATTGTTATTAAATTTGGATTTTGTAATATATTTCCTGATAGTGAATACGAACATCTCATAGGAAATGTTAATACAGCTAAACTTAAGACACTTCAATCTATTAATGAATATATCAATCAAAAAGTTTTTACAGGTAACTCAGCAGGTTGTTCTGATATCACTTTACGTAAAAAAGATGGTACATATATATTTATATCTTCAAAAATATCAAAAGATAAATCAGTAAAGTCTTATGATATTCAAGATATAGTAGCAAATGCTATAACACATAAGGATATATATCAAAAATATTCTATATTTTTGGCTGTTCTAGATAGGAAAAAGGTTTTGGACAAGGTAAAAAACGCCAATAAATCAAGTAAATATATTACTGACCATATGGGCGAAGAAAATATACTAGATATAAAGGATCTAAATAGGTATTTTTTGGCTTTTAAAGCTGATATTTTCGAAAATAAAGACCGAGATTGGAATGATATTTATCTGTCAGGTAAAGACAGATTAAAATTAAGATTTCACCAGGACTTAATAGTCAGAAAAACATGTGATTTAATAGGAACTGGAAATAGATCCTTTTTATGGGGATGTAAGCCTAGATCCGGAAAAACTTATATGGTCGGAGGTATAATTTTAGATCTATCTAAATTGATTACTAAAATGAATATTCTTATTATCACACCTGTTCCTACTGAGACAATACCTCAATTTACAGAAGAACTCTTTCATAAATTTAAAGATTTTAACAATATGAAAATCCATCATATCAAGGGATCTAAATCGGTTAAAACTGGGTCTAGTAATATTTTTTGCAGACAAAAAACGGTTATAGCCGACGGCTATAATATATTTATCATGTCTAAACAGTTTTTACAAGGTTATATTGATGATAAAACTTTGATATTTATCAAGGATTTAAAATTAGATCTCATAATTTTTGATGAAAATCACTTTTCAGGAACAACTGATATATCAACACGTATATTACATTCTTATAGATCAAAAGATACAGTAACTATATATCTTACAGCTACTTATAATAAGTCTCTACAAAAATGGGGTATTATACCAGAATGCCAAATGTATTGGGATATTGAGGATGAACAGTTGTGTAAATCTGTGATAGTAGATGAATGTAATATAGAAAAGATAAAAAAGAGACACAATACTAATACTGATTATGTTACTCAAATTATTAATGAACATGTTAAATTAGGTCGATCTTTGACTGACATATTCAGAGAGTATGAAAAGTTTCCTATTCTTTATCTGATGACTAATATGTTTGATCCAGAGAGATATGAAATTATTAAGAGAAACATTATGAGTAGTAAATACGGGTTTAGTTTTAATGTTCTTTTTAGCTTGAATAACAGTATGGAATTTAATTATAAAAAAGAAGTAAAAACTGTGCTGAGATATATATCAGGATCAGAGAAAGAAATTGATTATAAAGAAGGAGATATATCTATCTTTACTAGAATCAACAATACATGTTCTAGACCACTTTTTACCCAGTTATGGTTTTTACCATCTGATAATATAAATGATATATCTAACAATCTAAAATCGCTTATGTTAGAAGATAAAATACTACGAAACTATAATATTGTGTGTATTAATCGTAAGAATACTGACATAGCAAAAGATGTAAAAGACGAAATTGTAAAGCAAGAAAGTATAGCAAAATTTCAAGGTAAAAATGGATTGATTCTCTTAGCTGGAACCATGCTAAATTTAGGTATTACTCTTCCTAATTGTGATGTTGTAATATTGTTAAACGATACATTATCATCAGATAAAGTTATGCAACAAATGTATAGATGTATGACAGAAGGAGATAGTAAACGATTTGGTTTCGTTGTTGACCTAAACATTCACAGAGTCTTGAATACATGTAGCACTTATTTTACATATAAAAATGATAATATTGAAGCTAAACTCAAATATATAATTAAAAATCACTTGATAAATATAGATACTGATATGATGGTTAATAAAAAGATAGATAGTGATACTATAATAAAAAAACTATTAGATACATGGAAAACAGATCCAATAAATAGTTTTAAGATACTGCTAAAAAATCTAGAAAATGAGTGTGTTGTATTTGATAATCCTATGCAGAAATTGATAAATAAGTATTTTACTAGTTCGAACGATGATAAAATGAATTTATTAGTAGTATTAAAAGACGAAAAAGATGACTTACAAGAATTGCCTTCTGGTAGAGAAAAAATAGCAGAAGAAAGTGATAGTGAAAGTGATAGTGATAACGATAGTGATAAAAAAGAGGAAGAGGAAGAGAATATAAAGGTATCATTTACAAGAGATGTATTACCATTTATCATCCCTTTAGTATGTATATTAGATCTTCCAAATGGTGGTGATAATTTTATCAATATGCTAAATAATATAAAGAAAGACAAAGAATTACTAGATATATTCAATGATCAGTGTTTTATATGGTGGAATAACCCTGATTTAATAGGTATAATTAGCGATATTATGGAAAAATACTCTGATAAAATATCAGTTGATAACATATCCATACAAATAAAGCTATCTCTTAGTTGTTTACTTGATGATAAAGAAAAATTAGTAGAATTGATAACAGATTGTCTTAAACCTAAAATAGTTGAAAAAAGAAAATTTGGAGAGGTTTTTACACCTATGGGGTTTATCAACGATAAGATGCTAAAAAGTATAGAGGATTATTGGAAGGAGAAACATGATGAGGATATTTGGACTAATGAAAATGTAACTTGGTACGATCCTGCTGCTGGAATGGGTAATTTTCATATAGCAATATACTATAAACTCTTCGATGGATTAAAAGATAAAATTCCAAGTAAAAAGAAGAGAAAAAAACATATCATAGAAAAACAGTTATTTTTCGGAGAACTCAATAAAAAAAATTGTCATATAATCTCACAACTATTTAATCCTAATAATAAGTATAAGCTAAATTTATATAGAGGAGATACACTAACTATAGAACTACCTAAGATATTTAATCTAGACAAATTTGATATTATAATAGGAAATCCGCCATATAACGAAGAATTAACAAGCACAGGAGCAAAACCTTTGTATAATAAATTCATAGAGTATTATGTAGATAAGTGTAACATGTTATCTTTTATAGTCCCAAGCAGATGGTTTGCAGGAGGAAAAGGGTTAGATAAATTCAGAGAAATGATGTTAAATAGAACAGATATATTGTATATAAAACATGAACCTGATGCTAGTATAATATTTGGTAACACAGTAAATATAGAAGGAGGAGTAAATTATTTTTTGATAGATAAAGAACATGATGGTTTGTGTGATTTTAATGGAACAAAAGTCAAGTTCAGTGATTATGATATTATTCTAGATAATAAATATTATAGTATAGTTAATAGATTAATGAAATATGATAAACTAACAGATTTATATCTTGGTAGATACTTTGGTATTGAATCTAATGATAAAAGACTTACTGATGATAATACATCAATTAAATGTTATGTTTCACAGCAAAAAGGATTTGTTAAATATATTGATAAAAAGACCATTAAAAAAGAGTATAATTTTTATAAGATCATAACAGCAAGAGCAAATGGAAAAAATGGTTGTTTTGGCAATACATTTATAGGAGATAAAAAAGAAGTTCATACAGGTAGTTATATATCATTTAAAGTAAAAAATAAAGACGATGCAACTTCCCTGCTTTCTTATATGAAATGTAAACTACCCAATTTCATGGTATCTTTACGAAAGATATCACAGGATATTAGTTCATCGACATGTAAATGGATACCTTTACCTCCATTGGACAGAGAATGGACAGACGACGAAGTCTATAAATATTTTGACTTATCAAACGACGAGATAAAATTGGTACAAGATACTAAAATAAAAGGATACAAAGATTTAGCAGAAAATATTAATACTATAAAAGTAGGAAGAATTCAATACTATTTAATTGGCTGTAAAGTATATAAAATTAAGAAGGATAAATCTAGAGGTGATTTTATTGGTGTATGTATAGATGACTTAATAATAGAAGGTGTTGAAGAAGATGATATTTTTCGATAACGGATTTTAACGCAAAAAAATATTTTAGATTAACTTAAAAAGGAGTTTATTATAAAATAAATATGACTAGCAAGTTATCGCATTTGACAATATTACAACCCAATAAAACAGTTGTTTTTTACTCTCCAGTAGAAGGTAAAGATGTTCTTGTGAGAACAGGGACAGTATCAGATTCTTCTATATTTCACTCGGTTTTGCATGCATATAGCAAAGATTATATTACAATGGGGGAAACAGGTAGATCAAAGTTCGTTAAAAGGTTAAAAAATTCTATAATGAGAAAAGTAGATAAAAATCACTGGGAAAATTTATCTAATGGACTTATAGCAAAAATACCGTTTCAAGAAAATTTTGAGAAGATACTAGATGATTTTTATAAATTTATTTTATATGAGAAAACAGGCAAGACAAAGAGTGTTAGAAATGTTATAAGAAAGGTCGCAGATGAAGACCTGGATGCGTATAAACTAATAGCAGAAATGATCCCGTTCGAAAAATTCAAAAAGTATATTATACCTTCTGCTTATGAAAAATGTGAGGATCAATCGAAATCAGTTAAAACTGAAGTTAAAGTAGAAAAATCCGTTTTAACTGATGTTAAAATAGCTCTACGTGATTGTTCTGTTGCTTACTATAAAAAGGAGTTTGAAAAATTGGGAGACGAGTCAAAGGGTATCAACATAGAATTTTACATTGACAAGTTGAAAAAAATGATTCAGACTGTGTCTTCTGAATCAGAAGATTTTGCATACAGTGAATACATAGAAAGTTTGAATGAAAATGATATCGATGTTGATCAATATACTATTGGGTTGATGTCAGATAAATTTAATAGAGATATTTATTTTATAGATTCAAAAACACGATTACCGTATAAAATGTCTGAAGATATACAAAAGAGAAAAACAATAGTTTTAATGTGGGCTGGAGGATCTCGGTACGAAGTTGTCGGAAAATTATTGCCTGGAAATAGGGTACAGAGAGAATTTGATCATAGTGATCCATTCATTAAACGAATACATACATTTTTATACAACCCTGAAAAACTTGTGGAATCGTATCCAAATCTTGTATCATTTTTACCAAAAAATACAAGAATAAAACTAGGTATTGATATCGCAGATGATGAAATAGAAAATGAAATAGTGAAAAGTAGATCAAGAAGTCCTTCATATAAAAAGGAAATGAAAAATAAAAAACAATTAGAATCTAGTCCTAAAAAACAATTAGAATCTAGTGATAATAACAGTGGGTATGAAAGTTCTTCATATGAAAAAAGTGATTCGGACAATGAATAATTTTTCTAGTTAAAATGATTTGTAAAATATTTTATATTTTATAACCTCTATTAATAAATGTCAAGTTTCCAAATATTTAAAGATTATCAAAGTGCAACTCCTTACAATAATCCAGGAGCTGCATGCGGTGGTCCAACTTTACCTGCTGGAATATATAAAAACGGAACATTGTTTTTTAACACAACAAATAACATTCTTTATGTTTATAACAACAGATGGTCTCCAGTTTCATCGGGGACAGGGTCTACGGGTTATACCAGTTCTACTGGATATACAGGTCCCACAGGGCCTCAGGGAAGTGCTTCTAGTACTGGCGCTACTGGATACACAGGGTATACAGGACCTGCAGGTCCTCAAGGAAGTGCTTCAAGTACTGGTGCTACTGGTCCGACTGGGTATTTTAACGGGGTTATCACACAAAGTTTAATACCAGATGTGAATGGAGTTTACGATTTGGGATCGCCCACGTTTCAATTTCGTAGTATGTATGTCTCAGGAAATACTATATATTTAGGAACAGTTCCTATTTCTTCAACCGATGGAGGGATTTCTATAGGTTCTGGAGCGCAATACACAGGACCTGGAACACAATCTATAGCAATAGGAGATAGTGCTGGAAGTGTTGATCAAGGGAATTATTGCTCCGCTGTCGGTGTGAATAGTGGGCAATATTATCAACAGGATTATAGCGTAGCATTGGGTTATAACTGCGGTATGACTGGACAGGGTACATATCAAGGAGGCCCAGGGTTTGGCAGATCTGTTGCTATCGGTTCTAATGCAGGTGAATATGCCCAAGGAGGCCAGGCTGTTTCAATTGGATTTCAAGCAGGGCAGTATAGTCAAGGACAAGATTCTATTGCAATAGGGACATCAGTTGCTTATAATAATCAGGGAATTGAAGCTGTTGCGATAGGATTTAATTGTGCTACAGTAAATCAAGTAGATAATTCGATTGCAATTGGTTATAATGTTGGTTTAGCTGGAATTGGTACTGGGTCGGTAGTTATAGGTCAAAATACAAATAATCTCCAATCGAGCGCATATGCTATCGTTATAAATGCGTCTACTGGTGGTATTCTTGACTCTACTAATAGTGGATTGTTCATTAAACCGATCGCTGTGACTGGACCTAATCCTATGATGTTGAGCTGGGATACTGTTTCTGGGCAGATTGTAGCGTCTACTGGAACGTTTAGCGCTGGTTCTACTGGATATACAGGCCCTACAGGACCTCAAGGAAGTGCTTCAAGTACAGGAGCTACTGGTCCGATAGGATATACAGGATATACAGGACCTCAAGGAAGTTCAAATACTGGATACACCGGATACACCGGATACACTGGGTATACAGGTCCTATAGGACATACTGGTTCTACGGGGTTTACAGGATCGACTGGATACACTGGATATACTGGGTTCACAGGATATACAGGTCCTGCAGGACCACAAGGAAGTACTGCAAGTACTGGATATACCGGATATACAGGCCCTGCAGGACCTCAAGGAAGTGCTGCAAGTACCGGAGCTACTGGTCCAATAGGATACACAGGGTATACAGGTCCTATTGGAATAGGATCTATAGGTCCAACAGGGGTAACTGGATTTACTGGACCTATAGGCCCTACTGGGTATTTTAGTGGCGTTATCACTCAAAGTTTAATACCTGATACCAATGATGCGTATGATTTAGGATCATCATTATTTCAGTTTCGTAGTATGTATGTCTCAGGAAATACTATATTTATAGGAGGAGTTCCTATTTCTTCTTCTGGTGCTAATATTAATATAAGTTCTGTTTCAACAAATATTATCAATTTAGGATCTTCAGGGCCAACTGGCGGAATATCTTTGTACGCAACGAATGATGGTTCTATATATACGACAGGGGCTACTGGGTCTTTTATTGCTGTTGCAGGTCCTCAAGGAATCGCTGGCCCAACAGGTGTTATAGGACCTACTGGTCCTGTATTTATAACAGGAACAGTATCCGGGCAGACAATAAATTGGGATACTTCAACGAATTCATGGCAGATTGTTTCTACCGATATAGGATTAGGTAATTATGCCGGAAATACAGGACAGCAATCAAATGCTATAGCAATTGGAAATCAAGCAGGACAATTGACTCAAGGATTGGAAGCAGTTTCAGTAGGAAATTTAGCAGGAGTATATAATCAAGGACAGTATGCTATTGCAATAGGAAGTAATGCAGGGTATACTGGACAAGGGCAGTATTCTATTGCGATAGGATATAAAGCGGGTTATAATAGTCAGGAAGATAATTCAATAATTCTAAATGCAAGCGGGTCTTCTGTAGATTCAACTGTTGCCGGGGCTTTTTATGTTAATCCTATTAGACAAATTTCTGATCCTGGTGCTATATACAGACTTTATTATAATCCAACTACTTCAGAGATAAGTGCTACTGGAGTTTTTGAAAGCACAGGATACACTGGTCCAACAGGCTCGCAAGGATCTTCAGGCACAGGATACA